TTTATATCATCTATATTTGAAAATGATTGAATTATTGTATTTACTTTTTCACCATAATATGACTTTATAGGATATAAATATAAAATATATTCTCTTGAAATTATCATTGTTAGAGTTTGCTTTTAGCAATGGCCAAAAAGTATTTCAATTTTTATTGAGATATTTGTTTATCTATCAACAACCGTTTAAAGACAATTTATCATTATTTAATTAATCAAATGATTAGCGATAGTAATAGCAATGGCAATAGAAATAACAATAATTCTGAAATTGTATACAATCTTTCGAATATTCCTGGATTTATGGATTTTGTGAAACATGGAACCATACCTACCGAATTTCAAAAATATTATTCTAGCAAGATAGATGAAACCTATTTAATTGTAAAATACAATAAAGAACTTCTTAGTTCCGACTTAACAAACACATATGGATTATTAAGATCGGTTATATTTTCTGGTCAAAAAATGGTTTGCTATTCTCCTCCTAAATCCTTATCAGGGGAACAATTTATGATTAAATATCCTTTTAAAACAAATTCTATTGTTGCGGAAGAATTTATCGAAGGCACTATGATTAATGTATTTTTTGCAAACCGTTGGCAAATAGCGACACGAAATACGGTAGGCGCGGATGTATCTTTTTATACATTATCTAATATAACATTTCATCAAATGTTTATGGATGCATGTTCTCAGCATTCTTTCAATATTGAAACATTAAATCCATCTTATTGTTATAGTTTTGTATTGCAACATAGTGCAAATAGAATTGTACTACCAATTAAATATCCACAATTATATTTAGTTGGTGTGTATGAGATTAAACAAGACGATAATTCTATTCTCGTTATTGAGAAGAATTTAACGGAATTAGTTATGAATAAAAATAAAAATATAAAAATGCCAGCGAGATATGAATTTTCTACTTATACTGAATTAATTGAAACATTTGCATCTACAAATACGTCTTATGACATTATGGGAGTTGTTATTAAGCATATGGAAACGGGAGAAAGGACGAAAATAAGAAATCCCATTTATGAAGAGGTAAGACAATTGAGGGGCAATCAACCGAAACTTCAATATCAATATTTATGTTTAAGACATTCCGGTAAATTACCCCTGTTTTTGAAATATTATCCGGAGACCAAACCGGAAATGTCGAAATACAGAGATCAAGTTCATCTATTTACGGAAACTCTTCATAAACATTATATTTCTTGTTATGTGAAAAAAGAGAAACCACTTAAGGATTATTCGACCCAATATCGCACCCATATGTTTAAACTTCATGAACACTTTATTACTAATTTAAGACCTAAAGGATTATATATGACCAATACGGAAGTGATAAAATACGTGAATCAGTTGCATCCATCGTTATTGATGTATTCTTTGAATTATCATATGAGAAAACGATATGTAGATACTATCAAATCACAAGTTTAATAGCGATTTATTTTTTATCTTTATTTTTATTTTTATATTTATCTTATCTAGCTCTATCTCTAGTTCCATCAAAACATCCTCGAATTCCCGCAATGGTTTTTAACGCATTGTCAATAGATGCGAGTAACATTGTTTTTACACTAGAAACCCCTTTTTCATTTTCAACTAAAGATACTCTTAACAAACTGTCATTGTCGTGAGGATGGAGTTTTTTAAATCCAACATAATTAATGATTTTTAAGTCCGTATAAAATGTCTTATATAATTCATAATTTAATATATTTCCTAATGTATAATCTTCATTTTCTAATGTAATGTCATAACAATTATCTAATGTATTGTCGGACGGCTTTATTTGAATGCCCTCTTCTTCAATTACTTTTTTTAAATTATCCAATTTGTTTAATAATATGATGCACGAATGAATGATTATTTGGTCATTTTCATAAATTCCTACACTTTCCATTACAAAATCGAAACTATCTTTAATGTAATTTCTTAATCCATCTAAAAGTTTCCAATTCTCCGCTTCAAATCTTATTTCTTTCTCGTTTTTTCCAGCATCTTTCCATTTTTGTTTATGAATTTCTAATTGTTGCGTCATTTTTTCATAATCTGGCGTATACCCATAAGAGCATGTTCCAACCACATTAAACATCGAGTCGTCTTTTGCGGTTCCCACGGAAAATTGACAAGTTAGTTTTATTTTTTCGCCGGGAATTTCATCTGAGATTTTGGGTCTAAGACGCAAGAAATCGATAAAATATTCTTTGCTTCCATCTGGAAGAATAAATGGCGGGAATATTTCTCTTAATTTTCTATCTTCCAAATACTCATTTGTTCTTATATTTTTGATTTTGAAATCTTTTGTAGTAACCATCATTATTGTATCTGTTTTGTTTTCAACATCTAGTTCGAGTTGATGGTCTTTTATAAATTCTTCATTTATTTGCATACATATAGGAATGCAACTAAGTCTTTGTTTAACGACTTCATTATTTAGTCGAGATGTATTGATTAATATATTTGCTTTATTTTCTTCATAGGGAGTTGTTTTAAATACTACAATTGGAATGTCCGATAATATTGTTCTTCGTATCGCATTTGCATAACTCACATCAATGCCCGATAACGTAAATGTTAGTTTTCGGTCTTCTTCTTTTAAATTGTTTATTTTCGCACTCATTCTGTTTATTATAAATATATATTTAATATTTAATGGATGAACATTTATTTATTTCAATTTTTTACGGGGGTCTTACCTTCGGTACCCCGTACGCCCCCTTCTCAAAGAACCATCCTTTTACTTTTGGACGCTTCTCCATTCGAGAACCTTATCATAATATATAGTATTTTTTTATATATTATGTATTATGCATCGTATATTTAATTGCCAAGACCCGCTCTCATTTGAACATCGACAGAATTTAATTCACCCGGCATTAGTTGCGAACGAATGTTCGTTGTTCCGCCCGCCATTCTACGACTGCGACTTCTACGTCCTCTATGTCTACGTCCTCTATGTCTTCCCCCGGACATTCCCGCTTCCATCTGAACATCATTGGAACCGTCTCCACTCCAATTGGCAGGACCAAATTCGGACATCGCCTTCATACCAGACCCACCCGCCATTCCACGACTACGACTTCTACCTCCAACCAATGCTCTATCTAATGGACTAAATGTTTGAGGAACAACATCTTGAATCATATAACTGTCATTTACATTTGCCGGACTAAGAGACCCTCCCCTCATTTTTTTATGTCCTTTACGATGTTTTTTTGTTCCAACTTTAACATAACCAAATTTACCTTTTTTCGTTCCATACCCGTGTTTTAAAAGACGCATTTCTTTTTTTGCTGTAAAGTGTTTTTTTTTAGAAACGATACGACCGTGTGACATCATAAGGTCAGATTTAGTAAGACCGCCTGATGTATGTTTAGCAGTACCATTCCAAACTTGACGACGTGAACCAACTGTTAGAGGCATTATAAAATAAACGAAGAAAAAAATAAAATATATTCTAAAACTTATTTCTTAATGGTCTTGGGGAACCTCCAGGTTGTCCTTCCCATCCTCCAAGAAAATTTAATGGAACTGGTTTATATAAATTTCCGTACATAATTCTTCCTCCTAAAGTCGTAGTGATTGATTTTGAAATCCGGCTATTTTCTGTTTGAGAAGGGTCGTTCCATCCTTGTTTGATATTATTGGCTTTTTGTTGTATACAATTGCATAAATAATCTTGGCTAATTTGATCCCCTATATTTATATCATCGAATGTTTGAGATGTAATAAAGGATTGATAATATTGACGTAAAAATTGTTTATTCATAAATAATTTCAAATTTCCTTTATTGCCTGGAGTAAATCGATTATTGTTATATCCGGTCATATATACACATAATAATTTTTTTTCAAATACTTATTCTATTGCTGGTATCACAATATGATACAAATATGTTTACATAACATTATAGTCACCGATACATATCCTTATCAATAACTACTTCTTTCACAATATTTTTTATTATTTTTTCATAGTTTTTATCCGTTTCTTCCTTGGTTGAACCACACATTGCATTGCATAACATTTTCATATAATGGTCATTTTGTTTTGATTTTGGATCATTATATTCTGGATATGCTTTTTGCCATTCACTAATTTGTTTCATATTTTTATGTCCAACCATTTTAATCGCTTTTGTTAGTTTTGTTTTATGTTCATCATCCTTTTCCCAAGCATCTTTATCTTTTATGTAAATGACATCTCTTTTGGAATCACTACAATGAATCGGTCTATCAGGAACATTTAATGAAGTTAAGCCATTGATAAATATTTTAGAGATGCCCTCTGCATAACTTGTTTTTGCGGTATATTCAAGATCCTTTAAATTTACATTTAATGAATCAACAAAATCGGTCATATTTATTGCATCCTTACATGTCTCATTTAAAAAAACATTTAAGTTAAAGTGATTATTATTTGTTGTATTATTGTTAGTTGTGCTATTATTATTGTTATTTGTATTGATTATTTTGCCTTCTTTGGCTATTTCATACATTTTACTATGTTGTTCATACAACATGTCTTGTAGACTTTTATTTTGTTTTATTAATTCCATTACTAATTCCGTGGTAATTACCTGTGTATTTCCAGATGACATTGGTTGTTCATATACACATGTTTTTTTATGAAAAGATAAACTTTGTCTATGGGAATATTCTTTACCACAAAAGCATATATATTTTTCTTTTTTAATATTATTTTTTTTGGAACTTTTTTGAATATCTGTCAACATTTTGTCAACATTTTCCATTTTTTTGTGTTTTGCTGTCAATAAGTGACGCTCATATTGACTATGTCGTGACGATATATAATGACATAATTTACAAGAATATATTTTGGAACTTTTTGGAACTTTTAGTTCCTCAATTGTCAACATTATATTGACAAAAGAAAAAAATGTCCATTTTTTACCAAAAAAACAAAAAAATATTATCATCACAAAAAAATATATTAACGAATAAAAACGAGACCATTATGGTCATAAGTCATTTTTTAAATGCCTTTTTTAAAAACTTTCTTAGGATTTTCGAAAATGGACAAAAAAAATGTCCAAAATCAAAAACCCAAAATACTTTTTTATTTACACCTTTTCTCATTTAAAACGCCCATTTTAAATGAAATCGCCTATAAATAATTCTTCTTTATTTTTCATGTCTTGTTTTTCTTGGATACATATTTTTCTGGTCTTTCGTAAGCACCCTTAATTATGTTCCTGTATTTTTCCTTTGGAATATTCCTTATTGTTTTTGTTATATTTTCCTTCAATTTTGCGTGTGTTAATCCATCTAATTTTTGTAATCGTGATTTCAACATACTAAAATAATTTTCTATGGAATTAGTAAAATGTTGATAAGGAACAGCATATAATAAATGGTTGTCTTTATTTATTACCTCTTTTACCTTTGGGTTTCTATGACTACTCGCATTATCCAAAATTATTAATTTATTCTTGAATTTGTTTGTTATATTTGCTTCTAAAAACTCTACCATTCTATCAGCATTTATTCCACCAACCATAAAATGTCTTTGACACAAGAATTAACCTTTATTGAAAATGATATAAATTACATATTAGGAAACAATATCATAACAATAGAACATCCATTAACGCATACAAAACTAAAAAGAAGTCTCGTTAATAATAAAACATTTTATAAAGGAAAATGGAGAACTGATATTTCTATAAAATTGATAATTAATTGGTATAATTCTTATTATGATATGTTAGATGAATTATAGTTATGTTTTGTATCCATATGTAATTTAAACAATCCTTTTGAAAAATTACCAAAATCACACGCTTCACAATAATATTTAAACTCTTTTTTTCTCTCTTCTTTATTTGCGTGATTATTCAAATAATGAAGTTTCATATTTGTTGTTCTTGTTGTTGTGTAATCACACAATTTACAGTTTGGTTCTAACACCTTATCACTTCTCGTTTTTCTTTTTCCATTATTTTTATGTTTTTCGCATTCTAAATGTTGTTTCCAGTGTGCAGGATATATACATTTATAATTACAGCATTCACAATAATATTTTTTGTCTGTTTCATTTGAATTTTCCATTTTTCAATATAATTACTATAATATTTTATATTTAAATCTTTTGCGTTAAAATAACTTAAAAAGAAATAATATAATAGTATATAAAATGAAAGTTAAGAAAAAGAAACAGGAGGATTTCAAAGAGTTTCACAATGTTATGAGAAATAATGAAAAATCCTCATATAAAACTTTCAAAATTCCGCTAAAAACGATTTTACTTAATCGTGATACAACCCAACCAGTTATAGATCATTTGGTTTTTGAAATGAATGATTTGGTTATTCATACCTACCAATTTATTCGTTTGTATGTTTTGCACCAATACACAAATAATAATCCGTTGCCTGAATTAGACGATACATTTATTTTGTATTGTATCAAAACATTAGGCACTCGTGATAATAGAGGAAAGAAAGGAAAATATACTGAACTTTTAGAAGTTTTAGACGCTTTTTATCAAAAGGAATATCAACCTTTACTGAACCATGTAAAAACTAACTTGAAAAATGCAACTTTTTTATTACCTTATTTAGCAACGCAAATACATACTTCTTTATCCAATAATACACAAGAGCATTTTATCCAACACTTTTTGCGATTTATAAATAAAACCACAACTGAAATTACAGAAGATAAAGCAACCTTATTTCAATTCAAAAAGAACCTTATGGAATTAACTGAAACGAATGAAATGTTTTCAAAATGGAAAGAAACACATTTACACCATATCATTCCGCAAAATATCAAAAAGTCAATTCATTATGATGTTAAAGTGAAACCATTTGATTATTTGAAAGGAATGTTGTATATGAACTCTGTATTGGAAATACAAGAAAGTAAATTATTCCAACCATTACCATTAAGAAACAATATTATTCCAAAACACATTATTATTGATACAGCAAGTTTGATAAACCTATTTTGTCCTGAAAAAGACAAAGATGGTAATAAAGTAAAAAAGGGAGAATTATTGAGTAATGTAAAAGACAACCAAAATGAAGTATGGTGCAACTTTTTAGATTTGAAAAATAAAATATTCAAAAATAAACATTATCAGTTTCATAACCAAATCCAAACGGACGGAATTAGTTGTTGTTTGCTTTTTATTAGAAAAGATTTGAAAGATAAAAAATGGGGTGCAAGACTTCCAGTTTTACAAGAACAAGATTTCTACAATATTGAGGATTTATCAAAAGAACAATTAGACACTTTGAAGGAAAGAAATATTGTAGGTTGTGATCCAGGTAAGCGTTCGTTAGTTTATATGATGGATAAAAATGGGAACAAACTACAATACACAGCACCGCAAAGAAAACGAGAAAGTAAAGCAAAAACAAACCAAAGGATTTTATTAGAGGAAAGAAAAGCAAATGGTATTATTGAAAAAGAAACTATATTATCGTTTCAAAATAGCAAATCAGTTGATTATGAAAAGTTCAAAACATATTTGGTTGAAAAGGATAAATTAAACAAAGAAACAACCGAGTTTTACAAACGAGATACATGGAGAAAAATGAAGTTTCGGCAATATAGTTATGGCAAGAAAAGCATAGATACATTTTTGAATAAAATTAAAGAAACTTTTGGTGAAAATATCCTAATCGGTTATGGCAATTGGAGTAGGTCAACACAAATGAAACATTTTATGCCTACTATGAATAAAGGGTTAAGGAAATTAATTCATAAGAAATATGATACAATAACGATAAATGAATGCAATACCAGTAAAAAGTGTTGTGATTGTAATAAAGATTTGGAATATTACAAGGATAAAGAAGGAAAGAAAGTGTTTCGTCTGTTAATTTGTTCTAATTGCGTGAGTTGCGAAAACAAAAAAATCGTATTTAGGACAAGAGATGCAAACTCTTCCATAAACATAATGAAATTAACTCAAATTTGGATAGAAACCCAAGAACGACCATTATGTTTCCATATTTCGTCTTTCACATCTTCAAATAAACAAAAGGAAGATGAAAAAGTAAGACCATCGTAGGTGAAATTCCTACTATTGATTTTACATTTTTTCTTATTTTTTTGCCTAATAAAATGGGCGTTTTAAATGAGAAAAGGTGTAAAAAATCAAAGTTCCTATTTTTAATAGCAATCTTTGATTTTCTCAAAAAAAGTCCAAAAGGAAAATGAAAAATGGACATTTTTAAAAATGTCCAAAAATGAAAAACCAAAAAAGTTTTGAAAAAACACCTTTTTTTGGCCATATGTGACTGAAATGCTCATAATTTTAAAAAAAGTCTGAAAAAATTGTGACTATGATTTTTATACATTTTTTTCTGAAAAATGAACTATTTGTCAATATTTAGCAATGTCAAATGTCGCCGAAAATCGCCTATTTTATGTATGTTCAAAATGTGACTATAAATCGTCTAATAATTATGATTTCAAAAAACACTGTAACACCATAAAACACCAAAAAGCGATTTTAGCAATGGAAAAGTCGCAAAAGTCGCCAAAGCTAAAACAATGTGGTTCTATAGAGATAATTCTAGATTGTGGATACATTCTGAAATTTAATAAATATTAATTACTGGAAAAAATATTTAAATATAATTTATTTAAATATTTTAATGAGTATATTAAAAAAATATCATAATTGTGTTTATTATTTAACACATGATAATGGAAGACATCCATTTTGTGTTTATATTGATGAAAAACAAAATAATGTTTATGTTTATAAAAGCAAAGGGAATAATAATAATGATTTGGAAAGTTATTCAGAACTTATAGATACTTATAAACCTCTTACAATATTTATAGGAAAAAGTCCATTAACTCTAATGACTGAATTTTCTAGTGGACATGGCCCTAAATTTGAAGGCAATTCTATATTATTAAAAATAGATATAAATGAATATGTATTTATTGGTTCATGTATTTATTCGTTTACGACGGAACATGAAATAGTATCATTTTTTTCATCTGTAGGCAATAATGATGTTTCCTATCCATATGCTATAGATAGTGAAGACAATTTTTATTTTTTACTTGAATATGACAATTGCATAAACAATGCCATCCTAAAAATGAACGATATTTCAAAACATATTGATCCATACAATTATTTATATTTTATTGAAAAAAATATTAGTAAACAAGAAAATATTGAATGGTTGTATATGGGAAATGAACAATATTTTATGACAACTTCATCTTATCCTGAAGAAAAATATAATGATTTAATTGCTAGGTTAGGTGATGAAGGTCATATGTATATTCAATATAAAAATCATCCAAAAAAACCAATAAGTAAAAATGAATACATTTCATTATTAAAAAGTTACAATGAAAAAGTTGGTTTAAAACCAATATCCAATGTTAAATTAATTCATAAAAGAATATGGTAGTCATTTACACCTTTTAACATTTCAAACGCCGATTTTCAATAAACCACATAATCACTTATTTTTGGGTTTCTATTATTCGGCACTTTACTTAACAGTTAAAAAATGTAAAATCAATAGTAAGGACTTTCACCTTACGATGGTCCAACTTAACCCAGTGAAACTGGTGAAGGACGAAATGAGTAGCAATTGTGTCACGCTTTGTTTGACTTTGGGTCTCACGAAACACTGCTAAACAATCTTGAAAAGATTGGAAGTAACCCCATTTATTATCATTATTACTTAATATACAATATTGGGTTGTCTTTAAGTTATTTTAATTAAGAAATATTAGGCGTTTGAAATGTTAAAAGGTGTAATAATATTTTATATAAGGTTCCCCGTAAAAATTGAAATGCCAAAAGATTTTAACAAAGTAAATAACGAAGTAAATAACAAAGTAAAAAATGGAACAGACATTTATTGAATTATGTAAAAACGGCGATTTAATTGGAGCACAACAGTGTCTTCAATTAAATCCAACTATTCATATTTCGGCATTTGAAGAAAAAGCGTTTATTTATGCTTGTGCGAATGGCCATTTGGAATTGGCACAATGGTTGCTCCAAGTATCCAAAGAAAAGGGACAAGACATTAATATTTCATTTAATAATGAACAAACGTTTGTTCATGCTTGTTACTATGGGCATTTAGAAGTAGTCAAGTGGTTACTTCAAGTAAAATCAACTATTGACATTTCGGTATTTAACGAAGAAGCGTTTCGTTTTGCTTGTGAAAATGGGCATTTAGAAGTAGCCAAGTGGTTGCTCCTTGTGAAACCAACTATTAATATTTCAGCAAATAATGAAGAAACGTTTCGTTGTGCTTGTTGCTATGGACACTTAGAGGTTGCCAAGTGGTTGCTCCTTGTGAAACCAACTATTGATATTTCGGCAATAAATGAATGGGTGTTTCGTTATGCTTGTTTAAATGGACAATTAGAGGTTGCCAAGTGGTTGCTTCAAGTTTGTCCGACGATTAATATTTCGGTAAGCAATGAAGAGGCATTTCGTTATGCTTGTAGTCGTGGACATTTACACATTACTCAATGGTTACTCCAAGTCAAACCAACGATTAATATTTCGGCAAAAAATGAATATGCATTTCGTAATGCTTGTTTTGGCGGATATTTAGAATTGGCCCAATGGTTGCTCCAAGTGTGTCCAACTATCAATATTTCGATAGGCGATAAATGTGCTTTTTGTTTGGCGTGTTACAATGGACAATTAGAGGTTGCCAAGTGGTTGATCCAAGTGTGTCCAAATATTGATATTTCGGTAAACAATGAAGATGCGTTTTGTTTGGCGTGTTACAATGGGCATTTAGAAGTAGCCAAGTGGTTACACAGTTTGAAACCTTATTTATATGTGATTGAATATAATAAAAACGGAAAAATCAAAAATTACCGAATACGAGCAAAAGAAGAAGCGAATTGGGAGCGACGAAAGTATTTGGTTTGGTTAGCATCCAATGATTGCCCAGAAGAAAATAAAAACAATTTGTTATACAAGTTGCCGAGTGATGTGTCGCGAATGGTTATTGGGTTTGTATAATGAAGTATTCATTTTTAGACCTTTACGCATCGAAAATGTGTAAGATTAATAATGTTTTTTCCAAATATATTTGGAAAATAACTTAAAACCAAAACAACTAACAAATCATTGATGGTTAAGTTATTTGTTACATTTAATCAATTGCCAAATTCTATGCGTTATTCAACAATAGTGTATTTGTCTTGTTTATTTGGTTATAATATTGTAGGAACGTATGTTGATTCAAAGATATATTTAGCTAAATATAGGTCAAATAAATTAGTAGAGCTTAATTTGTCTAAAAATGAAATGCAAAGTATTAAAAATGATTGGGATGCAGTAAAATATGGAGCAAATGCACATGCATTAGAACGATTGTGGGATTCAATTGTATGGCCTATAACTACCGTAAAGAATATTGTGCCGGCAATTGTATTAATAATGAATACTCCACCGCGTAAAAATGATTAAATTATCCACCTCATCAAGGAACCTATAGCACTTCTCCCTTCGGTTCCGAAGGAAAACTCCCAAATGTCTAAAGGGACTGTCGTTGCTTATAACGTAGTAAAAACGAAGTAAAAAAAGGAGGGGTTCGGGGAACCTTTGGTTCCCTGATAAAAAATTGAAACCAAAAAAGAATATAAAGTATCCGTATACGACATAATGAATCCCGACAACGCTTTATATTTCGATGTTCAACAAAAAACCGATAAGCAACATATTTTGGATAATCCGGATACATATATTGGTTCTGTTGAATTAATCGATTCAAATATGTGGATTATGAACGAAACGGGCGACAAAATTATTGAGAAAAATATAACCTATATTCCGGGCTTATTTAAACTATTCGATGAAGGCATCGTCAATTGTAGAGACCATGTAGTAAGAATGCGCACTAAAATAGATGAGGGTATACCCAATTCATTGCCCGTATCTTACATTGATATTGCCATTCAAGACGACGGAACGATTGTTATGATAAATGATGGAAATGGCATGGACGTAGTTCAACATCCCGAATATAAAACATGGGTTCCGGAACTTATATTTGGCCATCTTCGAACTTCTACCAATTACAACAAAGAGGAAAAAAAAATAGTTGGTGGAAAAAACGGTTTTGGTTTTAAGTTAGTGCTTATTTGGTCAACTTATGGTCAAATCGAGACGGTAGACCATATTCGCGGACTAAAATATACACAAGAGTTTCATAACAATTTGGATACTATTTGTCCTCCTAAAATTACAAAAGCGTCCAAAGCAAAACCATATACGAAAATCACATTTAAGCCGGATTATACACGATTGGGAATTGCTAGTTTAACGCCTGATATTATTGCACTATTAAAAAAACGTGTTTACGATATTTCCGCCGTAACCGATAAGACAATCAAGGTGAAATACAATTCAACGATTGTGCCTACGAAAGATTTTAAGCAATATATTGACTTATATATTGGCGACAAAAATGTTTCTCCAAGAGTATATGAAGAAGTAAATGAGCGTTGGGAATATGCAGTCGCTTTAACACCAACCAACGAGTTTATTCAAGTGTCGTTTGTAAATGGCATTTATACGTCAAAGGGAGGAAAACACGTAGAATATATTTTGAATCAAATTACACGTAAATTATGCGATTATATTGAAAAAAAGAAAAAAATAAAAGTAAATGCAAATGCGATTAAAGAACAACTCATTTTGTTTTTAAGATGTGATATTGAAAACCCCGCATTTGATAGTCAAACAAAGGATTTTATGAATACACCAATGGCAAAGTTTGGTTCGCGATGTGAAGTAACCGATAAGTTTATTGAAAAAGTCGCCAAAATGGGTGTAATGGATGCAGCGTGTGCCATTACGGAAGTAAAGGAAAATAAAGCGGCCAAAAAGACAGACGGAACGAAAAAGAGAAAAATAACCGGAATTCCTAAACTAGATGATGCTAATTGGGCGGGAACGGAGCGTTCAAGAGAATGCACGATTATCTTTTGTGAGGGAGATTCAGCAAAAACGGCGGTTATTTCGGGATTGTCTTCCGAAGATAGAAATACGATTGGGGTATATCCTTTGAAAGGCAAACTTATGAATGTGAGAGGAGAGACCGTTCCAAAAGTAAGTGCGAACCAAGAAATTGCGGAAATAAAACAAATTTTAGGCTTGGAAACAGGAAGAACCTATGATTCCATCGAAGATGTTCATAAACGATTGCGTTATGGGAAAGTCATATTTATGACGGATCAAGATTTGGATGGGTCTCATATTAAGGGACTAGGCATTAACTTGTTTCAAAGTGAGTGGCCATCTTTAACGCATATTCCGGGATTTATTGGGTTTATGAATACGCCTATATTAAAAGCAAAAAAAGGAACTCAAGAATTGAAGTTTTATAATAATGGAGAATACGAAGAATGGAAACAGACAAACGATACGAAGGGGTGGAATATTAAATATTATAAAGGATTAGGAACTTCTTCTAAGATGGAATGGAAAGAGTATTTTCAAGAGAAAAAGTTCGTTGGGTTTCAACATAATGGAGACCAAAGCGATGATGCCATTGATATGGTATTTAACAAGAAACGCGCGGATGATCGAAAGACGTGGTTGGAAACGGTATATAACAGAGGTAGTTTTGCAGATACAAGAAAACAGATGATTCCTTATGAAGAATTTATTCATAGAGAACTCATTCATTTCTCAAAATATGATTGTGACCGCAGTATCCCGAATTTGATGGATGGACTAAAAATTAGTTTACGTAAGATATTGTATAGTGCGTTTAAAAAACGGTTGACAACGGAAATCAAAGTGGCACAATTTTCGGGGTATGTATCCGAACAATCGTGTTATCATCATGGGGAAGAAAGTTTGAATAAAGCGATTGTTGGTATGGCTCAAAACTTTGTAGGTTCCAATAATATAAATTTGTTATTTCCATCGGGTCAATTTGGGTCTCGTATTAAAGGAGGTCAAGATGCTTCCAGTCCAAGATATATATTTACAAGACTGGAAAAAATCGCGCGAATCCTCTTTCCGGAACAAGATGATCCTATTTTGAATTATTTAAATGACGATGGAACATTTGTCGAACCTCAATTTTATGTTCCGATTATTCCAATGGTTTTAATTAATGGAACAAAAGGAATTGGCACGGGGTTTAGCACGGAAATTATGTGCTATAATCCTCGAGACATAATCGCTTATTTAAAAAATAAATTACGGGGTTTAGAAAATGAAAGCATTACATTCTTCCCTTATTATGAGGGTTTCACAGGAGAAATAACTAAAATAAATGAAAAGAAATATTTATTTAGAGGGTCGTATCAAGAAATAGATGAAAACAGTATAAGGGTCACGGAATTGCCGGTTGGATTTTGGACAGAAAATTTTAAAGAATTATTAAATGATTTACAATTAGATAAAGATGACAAAGGAAATAAAATAACCCCTATAGTAAAGGACGTATATGAGAACTATACGGATACCACGGTTGAATTTGTGATAACGTTTTCGAAAGGGAAATTGCAGGAATTAAAAGCAGAAAAAGGGGAACATGGTTGTAATGGTTTAGAAAAAGTATTAAAATTGTATAATACTGGTTCGAATACGAATATGAATTTATTTACGGCAGAAGACAAATTAAAGAAATACAATGATATAACGGAAATAATTGATGATTATTATGAGGTTCGGTTGGAACATTATGAAATACGAAAGCAACATATAATTCTTGCGTTAAAAAAAGAGACAACCATATTATCAAATCGTGCAAGATATATTCAAGAGTTGTTAGATGGAACAATTGATTTACGAAAAAAGAAGAAGCAAGAAATTGTCGATATGTTAATAGATAAAAACTATGATATAATAGAAGAGGATAATGAATATAAATATTTGGTGAAAATGGCAATGGATTCGGTTTCAGATGAAAATGTAGAAAAGTTATTGAAAGAACTGGATGAAAAAGTAGATGAATTGGAACGAGTGAAATCAACTACTATTCAACAAATGTGGTTATCGGAATTGGATATTTTAGAACAAGAATATATTGTATATCAAAGAGAACGCGCACAATCTCTAAATGGACAACAACCATCCAAAAAGAAACCGGTAAAAAAAATAGTTAAAAAATCAAAGGTATCTAATCAGGGAACCTAGGGTTCCCCGAACCCCTCCTTTTACAGGGGTCCTAAGAGACCCCCATCGACCCATCTCCTTCTCAGGGAAACAAGCTGTGTGGAAAGAAATTAACTATATCTAACTATTTTTCTTTTATAAATATATTATTTATTGAAAACAATATAAAGACAAATTAAGAACTTTAATATATTTGTGTAAAAAGTTTTTTACCATTTTAGTGAAAACCAGGTTTCCAAATGTAAGACCCCCGTAAAAGGAGGGGTTCGGGGAACGTAGTTCCCTGAATTAGAACCAACTCGGCATTAAATAATTGTTTTTGTCTTTTTGACTTTCCACAACTGGAGGAGAAAGTGGTACTGCCAATGAACTAACATCACGTAAATATTTCATATAACTTTGTGCTTCAGAATAGACATGAAAAATACAATAGTCCAATACAATTTGATTTAATTGTTGGATTTGTCCGGATATATTGTCCGGTTGATTTATTGCGTGTTGTAAAAAAACACTTCTCATTATAATTTTTAGGGAGTCGCAATCTTGTGGAGCGACTACATATTGTTTATTTGATTTTTCATAAACACCCGCACGAATTCCGTTTTGTATAATTTGGATATTTTCTTTTGAAAAATATGCTTTAGATAAAGGCGTTTCATCCCATTGTCCTAATGTAGGTTCCCTAAATGTGGCACATTGATTGGCGGGAATTCTATCATACATGGCAAATAAATTACTTATATCGGGAGATTGTGTTTTATGAATAATGTCCACCCGTCCATTTGAACTTTTATAGTCGGTCATATTATATTACAATTATAAAAAAATATCTGTTTATTTATATAGAAATGGGTTTTCAAAAAATAGTATTGGTTATAGCGATCATTTTATTAATTGTAATATTGGTCGTAATAGGACTTGCATTATCTAAAGCAACTACGGAAAGTTGGCCTCCGGTGGTAGGTGTTTGTCCGGATTATTGGGTAGATTTGTCCGGAAATGGGGAAGCTTGCTTTAATACTCATAGTTTAGGAAGGTGTAATATACCGGGTGAAAAAGGAAAAAATACGATGAATTTTAATCAATCCCCTTTTACGGATGACGATGGAGACTGTGCTAAATACAATTGGGCGACTTCATGTAAAGTAACATGGGATGGCATTACTTCCGGTGTAAAAAATCCGTGTGATACAACCGAAGAAGAAGAAACCTAACTCAATATATGTGGAGGACATTAATGTCAGATAGATAATTAATTTCCTTTTTCTTTTTTATCTTCAGACAATTTTTCTTTTTCATCTTCAGTCCATTTTAGTTTCACTTGAAACTTTCCATCTTCCGATTCATATATTCCAAAATCATCATCATTTAGATTATCAATTTTACGTAACCCAATTAAATACATCAATAAGAAGACCGGTAATGATGCAACACACCCAATAGCACAAGCGCCAGCAGCTAAACCGATACCTAATTTCACAAACATCCCACCACGCACTATTTCGCCATCAATTTCTATTTCGGGCGGGAACGCTATTCCCGCTAAAAAGCCAGTTGCAAATACACTTCCAAAGATTTTAAATATCATATTCTATTCAGACGGTGTAATAGAATTACATTTATTTTTTTATTTCAATTTTTTATCAGGGAACTATCCCTTCGGTTACGGATCCCGAACCCCTCCTCTTTTTCTTAACAAAAAAAGAGAACTAACAACCAAATAAGAAGAAAACTAATCTAACAAAAGAAAAAACCATATAAAAAATAAATTACATATATAATCAATATATATGCGATTTTCAAATGAACCAAAAGATATTTATAAAAATATAGATAAATTGCCGATTGAAATGGTCGACATTATTTATTCTTATATTCCTAAAACAGTGACTGTATTTTTAAACAAACAAAATTATATTGAAAATCACCATTTGATACGAACACTTATTAATAAAGTAAATATAGAAAAATATATTCGTATGATGGTAAGACAAGATAATGAATTTGTGTTTCATCAATTATTAATCGAAAATGCTCATCGATGGATAAATATGAATAAATATTATTACAAAGAGTGTATTTATGGAAATTATTTGGATTTCTTAGAGGAATATGCGATTGAATATGAATCCACGAATTGTAGAAATAAATTATTATCTTTTTTAGAAGAACAAGGTTTAAGTAAAAATCGACATAAAAAGAATACAATTAGATATATAAGATGGAGGAATTAAATATCAATCGTCTATTAAATAGAGATGAAGAAGTGAATAAAATGAAACTCTTGTTAAAAGATTTCGAAAAGAATAAACATATTTTGACAACGAAACGAGGATTGTATATTCACGGGGATCCCGGATCCGGAAAAACCACCTTTGTGACAAATGTGTTGAAAGAAATGGATTATGATATTATAAAATATGATGCCGGAGATATAAGAAATAAGTCTATTATAGACATGATAACCAAGCATAATATGGCGGACAGAAATATCATGAGTATGTTTCATAGGAAAATACAACGTATCGCTATTATAATGGATGAAATCGATGGTATGAACAATGGCGATAAAGGAGGCATTAATTCTTTAATAAAAATCATTCGTCCAAAAAAGACGAAAAAACAAAGATTAGAAGAGACGACCTTTAATCCAATTATTTGTATTGGAAATTATCATATAGATAAAAAAATAAAAGAATTAATGAAAGTATGCCATGTAATTGAATTAAAAACTCCTACAAAACAACAAATCACATCGATAATGTCTCATTTAATGCCTATGTTTCATTCCATCGCAGATGAAAATATGAAGAATAATATTATTCATTATGTTCAGGGGGATTTACGAAAATTAAAAAGTATTTATGAATTATCAAAGAACAATCCAAATATACTAACAAACAATAGTATAAAGGATGTGTTTTTAACAAAATCATATAACGATGACACCAGAAATATAACCAAAAAATTAATGAATAATAATTATCCAATGGAAGACCATTTAACTATAATGAATGAGACCGATCGAACCATTGTGGGATTGTTATGGCACGAAAATATCATTGATGTTTTAGAAAAATTTGAAAAGAAAGATGCGATTCCATTTTATTCTACTATTTTAGGGAATATGTGTTTTGCGGATTATGTAGATAGAATCACATTTCAAAACCAAATATGGCAATTTAATGAGATGAGTTCTTTAATAAAAACATTTAAAAACAATAATTTATATCATACCGAATTTGCAGATAAAAAGAAACAAAAGTTTAATCCGGCGGAGGTTCGATTTACAAAAGTACTAACAAAATATTCTACTGAATATAATAATTCCATATTTATTCAAAATCTTTGTCAGGAATTGTCAATGGATAAAAATGATATGTTTTCTTTTTTCTTGGATTTAAAAAATAAATGCAATGACAATGAAATCGTTTCCTTATTTGAAAATTATGATATTACGAAATTAGACATTAATAGAATATATAGATATTTAGAAAAGTATACGAAAGAAAATGCGGCGGAAACCGAAGATGCAAGTAGTGAGGATGAAATGGATGATATCTAATAAAAAAAGTGTTTACGTTTTTGAAAAATGAAGAGTTCGGGGGCGTACGGGGTTCCGAAGGAAAATCCCCGTAAAAGGAGGGGTTCGGGGAACCCTAGGTTCCCTGAATTTTATAAAGGTTTTACATCAAAAGTAAATTTTATTTTTTTACGATTATGTTGTAATTTCGGGTTGTTTTTAATACGTTCTAAAGAGTTAACAATATTTTCCATATTGAATTGACTTGCATTTCCTATTGGACCATCTACCTCTTGTTCTTTTAATATAAAGATAATGTTTTTCCCATTTATTTGAATATCTTTACCGATTAAATCCGCATCTGCTCTCATCAATAATTCTTCACCAAATACTTGATCTGCGAAAAACTCTTTTTGTTTTTCCAATGTATTATAATTCGGTTTCCAATCAATGTCTTTTTCTAAATGAATGACTACTAAATATTGTTTTCCGGACATATTTGAAGAAGATTTGGATAAAATAGGTGTTTTTTTTCGACTCGCATTCAATTTTTTTTTGGGACATTTTCCATTGGCTAAACGTGGACCATATTTGCAATTTCTTTGACTTTTTATTTTTTTTGCATTTGCATTTGTTTTCGGTTCACATTCTCCCGTTTTTGGATTTTTTCTTGTTCCATTTGGACATCTTTTCTTTGTTTCCTTTTTATTTGTTTCCTTTTTATTTGTTTCCGATGAACTAATTATGCCCATCATGTTAGATTCACAATGTCCCGTTTTTGGATTTCTTCTAAATCCATTTGGACATCTTTTTCTACGCGTTTTATCTGACATCGTATAAAATATAGCAATATTTTTTTTACTTTAGGAAAGGTTTTAAGAGTTGTTGCTTAATAATGGAGCAGATAAACATAAACAAAACAAAGATGGAAAAACGGCTTTTATTTTAGCGGAAAATATTGTTAGCACTGGAAAAACAATTGATTTATTGATTGCTTACACCTTTTAACATTTCAAACGCCGATTTTCACAGCATAAAAAATAAAAAGGAATAATGGCGAATTTCACGCCTTACCATACTTATCTTCCTTTAACCAAAGGTAGCTTCGCTTAAAGGAGTATCGTAGGTATTTATTCTTTTTGTTCTCTAAAACATTTTGGTCTTCTTTTTCCTTGTTTCTCACATTGTAAAAGAAGTAAAATATTTTTAGAAGCATTTATATCTCTATCCATACAACATAATTTACACTCGTTGGAACTACAACGGATTACGCTATGGTATTGAGACATTCTTGCTTTTCCCTTAACATCAGTCGCCTTTGGCTTACATAATTTTTTGTTTCTGTAAAGAGTTATTCTTTCAAAACATTTATGACAGGTCTTACTTGTTCCCCATTCATCTATTTCTACAACATCACAAAATCGTTTCAACTCTTTCTTTAATTTTAGAATTGGAGTTGTTGGATGGTTTTTGACTAATCCATGTTGTTGTGAATAATCCCCAAAACCTATTAAGGTCTTTTTATTTTTTGTAATATTTCTACATATTTTTTCTAATGTTGATTTTCCTCTACAATAAGAAGTAAAATTTAATCCTCTAAAATTCGTATCACAATGAAATTGAAAAAATGTATCTATATTTGGTAAGACATATTCAAAATAACTTAACATATTTGTTGTATTGCTTACTTTGAAACTTGGAATACTTTTCCACAAAGCATAATATTGCCATTCTTTATACCAGATATTATAAACTATTTCTTGAATTCCTTGTTTCAAATAATTATTTTTACATAAACTATTCCAAGACATTTTGATACAAACAAAATCTGTATCTTTATTTCCTTCAATTCTTTTGGAAACATCACTCCTCTTCTTTTTAACTTTTGGAAGTTCCATTTATACATATACAAAAGAAAATATTTCTAAATACTTTTATAAATTATTTAATTTTCCTAAATTATTTCATTATTTTTATTTTCTAATTCTTTTTGTTTCTTTTTTTCTTTTTGTTTCAAATAAGCATTTCTTCTATATTGTTTTATTTTATCAGGGTTTTCTTCTGCTATTTTTTTAAGTCGTTCATTAGATTTCTTTATTAATTCATTTTTGTTGTTTTCATAATATTCCTTTTGAGAATGTGAGTATTTATGTAGTTCTTTTTTTAAATTATCAATTTCATTTTTAAGTTCTTGATTTTCCTTAATTAGTTGTTCCATTTGATACTTGTATAAAAGTAATATTTTTATATAATTTTCACTATATAAAAATCGGCATTTGAAATGTTAAAAGGTGTAAAAAAGGTTTCATCTGTATTTGGTTTATTTAGACACCCTGAACAAGTTCCACAACGTATTTCTATTATTATATATTTATCTCGATGTTCATATAATCCCATAAATGTTTTATCACTTCCACTTCCTTCAATATGAGAAAATAACCTTTTTGTATCTAATAATATATTTTGCGAATTTTGTCGTAAATAATTTATGAACATTTTATGTGTTAAAAGGGTAGGAGGTTTCACATATATATCAGTTAAAAATTGTCTATCTAATATTGACATATTATATTATTTATTTAATTGTCTTTAATATGTAATAATAAATATATTTCATACCTAGTGCCTAAGGTTTCTTTCATGCCATCGTTTTTTTATTTCTGGAGAAACGGTTACAAAATGATGATTTTCATATTGTTCGGGCGAATCATAATACAAAATAAGAGTATCTTTTCTTCCATAACGACCAGTAGAGTCCATTACTTTAAATAACATGTTTTCGCGTAAATCACCTACGGGAATATTATATCTCGTTCCAGTAACGGCATTTCGAATACGAGAACCTTGAGATCCGGAACCATAATTTTCAATTGTAACATATTCATAAAATCTACCATCAGACCATTTTTTATTCAACAATCGTCCGTATTTTTCATAACGAGTATCTGTTTTCATAGTTTGTCTAAAATTGTTTTTGTTCTTGTTATTTTTTACAATCAATGAAAAATCACTTTCAATAGAAACATCATCATATCCTCCCATAATTAATATTATACTTATATATAACTATAAATCTTTATATTGTTTTATAATTATTATATTTTACGGGGGCTAAGGCCCCCGTACGCCCCCATACGCCCCCATTTTATCAGGGGGTCTTTGAGAAATAAAAATCCAAATTTAATATAAAGTGTTTAATATCTCAAAGCATTTTATTTGTTTTTATTTCTTGCAATTCATTTGTTAGTTGTTTTATTTTTTTAAGCAGTTCATTAATTAATCTATTTTTGTCCGCCAATTTTGTTTCATATTCATTTCTCATATGTTCAAACGCATTATTATTATTATTATTGTTATTATTATTATTATTATTATTTATATTCATATTCATCAATTTTTGACGTGTTAGTAACATTTGATTATGTTCTTCTAATCGTTTATTTCTTTCTTCTTCTAATTTCTTGATTTGTTCCAATAATTTTGGTTTATTTTCAGGTCTACCTGGCTCATATTGTTCTACCGCCGTATTCATATCATACATATAAAACTGTTTTAAAACAGGGTCTTTAATAAAATCATCTACTGTTCGCGAAGAAGGAATTATTTTCGTTTGTTCCGGTTTTTCTAACAATTTTTCCTTATTCAAAGAATTATGTTTATGAGAAAAAACAAGTATTGTTTTCAACGGATTTAATTGAACAAGAGGTATAGAAAACCCTTTCGTAAATTTACTTTCTTCTGCAACCGCATTTTCCTCATTATAACTTGTCTGTTCCAAAAGTTCTCTTTTAAATGCAAATGTGGCAGCGGTTGCGTGATACGGTCCATAAGGTCCACATTGAAACATTGCCTGTTTCGAACTATAATAAATATTCATTTCAGATGAACCCGCAAATAAGTATTTGGGATTTTGTTGCAATGTTTCTACTGCATGGGAAACTCGTTCCGATGGATAATAATCATCGTCATCTATATAAATAATAATATCCCCCGTGCATTTTGTATGCATTAGATTTCTTTTTTTCCCAAGAACCATTTTTTCTTCATAATAAAAGTATTTCACTTGTGGAATATCTTTTACAAGGTCTTCAATAGGATCGGTTCCATCATCAATAATAATCCATTCTATCTTATCTTTAGGATATGTTTGATGTTCAAAACATTTTATCATATATGGAATGAAAGGTCTTCTATTAAATGTCGGTGTGCATAAACTAACAAAGGGAAGAGATTTGTTTTTCTTGGATTTGCTTTTTTTATAATTGCCCATATTTATTACAATCCATAATATTCTTTAAATACTTATTTTGAATACTTATATAATGAATTTGTTTGTTAGTTTAAGTCCATTTAATGTTATATTTTTTAGTTCTTTTTCCACCTGTTTGCATTTGTTCTATTGGTTTTATTACTGGTTTTAATTCTATTTGTTCTATTTGTTCTATTTGTTCTATTTGTTCTCCTCCTCCGTTTTTTTTTATATTGGATAAAGGTCTAAATTGTCCATTTTTTAATAATTCATCTATTTTCGCATCTTCTATCGGTATTCGTTTACATATTTCAACTAATTCCGGATGGTTAGGATCCATATTTAATACCGACGCTTGTTTCATTTTTTGTTTTATTTTTGTTACAAATCCATTTACATTTGCTTCCGGCATTTCATTTGTATATAATCCCATAAAATAAGCAAATACAATGGCTATTATAATTCCAACTAATGCATAATTTCCTAAATATGTATATCCATTCGAAATTAAACTTAATGTGGCTAGAAGGAAAAACATAAATCGTTTATATGTGAAAGTGTCCTTAATAAAATCGTATAATGAACCCTTTTTATTGATTTGTTTGATTTCATAGGTTGCATAAAGCGGGGAAATTAAACCGTAAAATGTAAAAAACAGGGGAGAAAAGAAGGAAGAAATCATGGCGACCCACCACCAAATACACCAAAAAAATACCAGTTTCATATTAAAAAAACCAATATCTTCATTCGCTTGCCATTTACCTTTTTGTTCTTCATTGCTCGATTCACGACGAAATAATTGTGGAATATAAACAATGTGATAAAAAATACTCATGCAAACATTGAAAAAATACAATATAATCCAAATGAATATCCAAAATATGCCATAAACTAACATAATAACGGATTCAGGCAAATAACTTAAATAAAAATAAATGGAATTGATCGCTAAATAATTTTTAGCAATTATATTTTCATAAACGCTAGAGAAAAATAAATAAGCATTTGCAGTTATTGCATTTGGGTCTTCTGCGCCTTTTTTAATGGAACATAAAAAACTATTGCTAAAACTATCTAAAAATTCTTGTGCATGAAAGACCGCTTTTTGAGATAATATTTCTTTGTTTTCAGAAATAAGGGATGGTCTCATTATATTGATATCAATGGGAATACTTTCTACAACTCTATCGATTACAGTATAAGGTGCTAATTCAATATTATCAGGTAAAATATTGGCTTGTGCAATTTTAGTCGTATATAATCCAATAGTGCCTATTGTAAACACAGAAAGAGCAATGCTAAATAAAATACTAGATAAATAATTCGTAACAAATCCTTTATAATCCATTTTGGTATCTTCCTCTTTTTTTTCATCAATCGCACTCGTTTCTTCAGTTGTCATTTGTTATAATAATAAGATATTAAAATTAGCAAAAAGACGTTTCGAAAATATCTATTTAGAGAAGTGTTAGGAGGAGAACCCGTAAAATTTATAATTATATATAATATATATGACACTTAATTATAAATATACCATATTATACACTTTTGTTAGTTTGTTTTTATTTTGGGTTATAATTAAATATGGTTCTTATTCTCCATTTGCTATGATAGAAGGTTTAGAACAAATAATTCCATATCCGGAAGATGCCGTTATTAATAACAATGACAAATATTCGCCACTATATAGCCAAACGGTGAATTTACCCATTAATGACTCTGTTAGTTGTAAAAATATGTGCGGTCCAAAAAATCAGTGTTCCATAACAAAAGAACAATGTAGTTCGGATATTGATTGTCAAGGGTGTAATCCAGGACCTACCCCGCAAAATGAATGCATTACAAAAGACGTATCTCCAAATGATGCCGCCGGTAAATTAGGGTATCAAGGATTAACATATAGTCCATTAACTACGGGGTATAACAATCATAATGCGGATTTTGCACAATTATATGAAGGAAGTAAAGATGTTCAATTAACTCCCTCCTATGAAGGAGTTGATTCATGGACGAAGACATTTAATTTAGGATTGCAATTATATAATCAAAAACGCGAATTGGCAGATAAATATAGTGAAGGAATATCCCAACAAATAATAGATGAAGAACCAAATATGAGTTCATCAAAGCTTTCTTATTATGAACCAAAATATCCAATGACTACTTCCGCAACTGGATTATTTTATGAAACAACCCCTCCTGCGTCGAATTCGGCTATACAATAAATAAATAAACAATAACTAGTCAAATAATTCATATATTATTTGTGTGTTGTTATTGTTGGCAATAATAACTTTATTAGAAGAGGCTTTTAAATCTTCTGTTATAGTAACACTGTTTTCAAGTTCTCCATAGGTCGTATTTGAATTCATAAAATCAATTAATTGAGTACCATTGTCTATAATTACTGCATCCATATAAATATACGTTGTTCCTATAGGAAATTGTGTTTGTAAATCTTTGGATACTTGGGTTAAATCATTGTAACTCGCGGTTTGATAATAAGTAACGGTTGGATTCGGATTTATGCCTGAAAATATATCCGTACCAATGGTAGTTAACGTTTGTTGATTGTTAAATGTAATAGAATTTAATGAACTGCAATTATAAAAACAATTATCGCCTAAACTAGTTACACTATCTGGCATAGTGACAGAATTTAATGAAGTGCAATATGCAAAACAAGCAAAACCTAAACTAGTTACACTGTCAGGTATAGTAATAGAACCCAATGAAGTACAATTATAAAAACAATAACTAGCTAAACTAGTTACACTATCTGGTATAGTGACAGAAGTTAATGAAGTGCAATTATTAAAACAAGCAACGGGTAAACTAGTTACACTATTTGGTATAGTAATAGAAGTTAATGAAGTGCAAGATTGAAAACAATTATTTCCTATACTAGTTACACTATCTGGTATAGTAATAGAAGTTAATGAAGTGCAATTATTAAAACAAGCAACGGGTAAACTAGTTACACTATCTGGTATAGTGATAGAAGTTAATGAAGTGCAAGATTGAAAACAACCGTTGTTTAAACTAGTTACGCTATTTGGTATAGCAATAGAAGTTAATGAAGTGCAATATGCAAAACAACCATCCCCTAAACTAGTTACACTATCTGGCATAGTAACAGAAGTTAATGAAGTGCAACCATAAAAACAATTATCGCCTAAACTAGTTACGCTATTTGGTATAGTGACAGAAGTTAATGAAGTGCAAGATTGAAAACAACCATTTGGTAAACTAGTTACGCTATTTGGTATAGTGACAGAAGTTAATGAAGTGCAAGATTGAAAACAATTATTTCCTATACTAGTTACACTATCTGGTATAGTAATAGAATTTAATGAACTGCAATCATAAAAACAATAATTCGCTAAACTAGTTATGCCATTCGATATAGTAATAGAAGTTAATGAAGTGCAACTATAAAAACAATAATCACCTAAACTAGTTACACTATCTGGTATAGTAATAGAAGTTAATGAAGTGCAAGATTGAAAACAATTATTTCCTATACTAGTTACACTATCTGGTATAGTAATAGAAGGCAATGAAGTGCAACCATGAAAACAAGAAATGCCTAAACTAGTTATACTATTTGGTATAGTGATAGAAGTTAATGAAGTGCAATATGAAAAACAAAAATTGCCTATACTAGTTACACTATCTGGTATAGTAATCGAAGTTAATGAAGTGCAAGATTGAAAACAACCATCCCCTAAACTAGTTACAACAGTTCCAATATCAACACCAATTAAGGTTTTAGTTCTGTTATAAGAACTTTGAGACAAAATAGCATCTGTGGAAGTAGACGTAGTAGAATCACTATAGTAAAAGGTGGTTGATGAAAGATAAATATACGTTGTTCCTATAGGAAATTGTGTTTGTAAATTTTTGGATACTTG